ACTGCAAGATGCAATCGGTGTAGTGGCAGATGGTGTTATTGGCCCAAATACAATGGCTAAGATAAACGAGGCTAATGTAGAAACATTGATAGATAAGTTTTCAGAAGCTCGTACAGCGTACTACAAGGGCTTAAAGCTATTTCCTGTATTTGGTAAGGGTTGGCTAAACCGCACAGATAAAGAACGCCTAGAAGCCCTACAGATGGCAAAGAACGGCTAAAAAGGGTCTGTAAGATCAACATATTTAAAATGCTTGATTGGGACATCGAAAAAGAACTCTCCGGCAGGAACTTCTGTATTCTTGACCTCTATCAATGGACACTTTTTCATCAACTCAGCTTTCACCCAATACGCATGGATTAAGTCGTGAGTTAGTGCAAAAAATAGCACAGGGAGATTTTGCTGAAATAGCTTCTCTTTACGCTGCGCACAATGAATGGTGGGATAGTGGCAGTAATCCCAACTCCGAACTTCTACTTCAATATAACCAACTAACTTATCTGCTCTATATACGAGCAAATCTACTCCATACACATTAGGGTTTTCCCTACAATCCAGCCCCCACTTCACCTTTACCCATTTCGTCACCGCATCCCTCGCTGGTGGATCGTATTGGTTGTGCAGACTCTGGCTGAACTTCTTTCTTAAAGATTGCATCCCAGTTTGTACGGTAATCATCGCTTACTTTTTTTTGGCTTTCATTCATAGTGGCGCTAGTTTGATAGGAAGTGAACTAGCAGAAAACTTGTGAAGGATGCAGCCTATCTCTTGTGGGGTTTATGGGGCTAAAGCAGCTTCCTTTTGGGCCTTTAACATTGGCGCTGATTTGCGGATTGTTTCTAGTTCCGCTTCAAACGCCTTCTCTATCTGCTCAATCGTAAAGCCCTGCCTTAGAAACTTTAATACTAGGTCGGTAACTTGTTGTTGCATATTAAAAGCAAGTAACAATTTGACCGCAGACCGTACAAGTAGTCATCTTGCCATTGACAATAATTGTCTGTGTTTGGCAGGCATAAGCTACTGTGCCTAGTAACATATATGTTACCAATGCTAAAGCTATCTTTTTCATATCAGTTCCTTAAAAGGGAATATCGTCATCAATCGTATGCTTAGGCATTTCGTCATCGCCTTTGGCCTTAAAGTTGCTGCGCTCCTTCTCCTTGCCAATCGCAATGCTAAAGAACTTGCCATTCTTGCCTTCCTTAATCCAGCCACTTAGCCAATGCTCTTTGCCATTGACCATGATTGTTCCAGCGTAATCAGGATGGGTCGGTTTCTCTTTGCGGTCATTCTTAAATAGCGATCCGCTACCTTCTTTTGGTTCATAAGCCATTATTTATTTCCTTTAATTTAGAATACATCTCACTCACTTCACCGAGGAATTTCTCTACTTCCGCTTCCATCGCCTTAATGTATTCCTCATCTCTCTCAAGGCGCACTACAAACAACTGTAGATCTTCCGGCAAGCGTGGATCATAACTTACAAAATCACACCACTCTTTGCCTGTTACTGCCATTTGGCATTGCATTTGCGGTACATACTTTGCAGGAGGTTTGCCACCCAACAGATACTTAATATGCGTTTTACTGGCTGGGCATTTAATCTCCAGCAAACCAGTTTCACCAACCAGTCCGTCTGGGCTACAACCAAACCATTCTATCGTGGAATGATCTACAAAAGCAACTTGTTCTACAAATACATTGGCCTGCGCCTCATAAGCGATTCTAGCCATTGGTTCGGTCTGCGTACCCCATTCCATTGCCGCATTGGTAAACGACTCTCCTGGGCTGTTTGTAAGCCTTTGGACTACCAATTCTGTGCGGTAATCTTCCCTCGTAGCGGCCTCGCCCGACTTTCCCTTAGCAAGCACATCCGTAATCCGACTAGCGGTAACTTTGCCTAGCCTAATTGCCAACCATTCTGGCGATCCCTGCTCGATCATTTAACAGCCTCCAAAAGTTCTTTTGCTAACTCATTAGTTCGTACTGCTGCCTTATGCGCTGCTTCTGAGTTGCCCTTTATTTCGTGGTTATAGAAACTTCTTAGGGTTCTGACAATATCTAAATATACTTCTGAATAATCTCGGCTCATTCTTTATCTTCCAATGATTCGTTAATTGGCTGGGTTATAAATGGTACATCAGAGATCTCATCCAATTCCCATTTTTTAGCAAACTCAGCAGACATGGCATCTATCGCAGCGTTCCAACCCAGCGCAAAGTATTCCTGCGGATGGTAGAGAGATTGCTCTAGCTTGTTAAACGCCTCTAGGCAATGTTTATTTATCATTTTCGCTTAAACCTTAAATTAACCACTTCCTTGCTAAAAGCTGGCTCTACATCGTCTAGCGTTTTAGCGCACATCTCCCGAAAATCAGCCCACTTCTTAATGTACTGGGCCTGCTCACTTGCTGGCTTATAGCCGTACATCTTCCTCCAGCGCAATGTAATGTCTGTTCCAGCTTTGGTATAAACAAAATTATTTTCCATTTTTTTTGCCTTTATATTTTTGTTCTGCTGCTCTGTTTAAACACACTCCGCATCTCCACCGATTAACTGGCCCAGTCTTTACCAGCTTAAAATCACTAGCTGCTCTTTCCACCTGGCAACTAGTACAGAATTTCCTTTCCACCATCCCACCCTTCCTTTAAATATCCATATTCTGAAGCATCGCATACGGCTCTCGTATCGGAACACACATCGCACTTGTCCACCCATATTCTGTACTGGTGGTCTTTTGGCCTGTGTATCCCCCATTTTGTTCCGCACTCTGAACATACATTATCCGGCTGCTGATTCGCTAGTTTCATTGAATTTAGCCTTCATTTCGTTATAAGCAGCTTGGATTGGGTCAATCATGTTTTTATTGTCTGCATATTGCTTGTACAATGTAGCGAAGGCAGTCCGCAACTTGGCAGGGCTATCACTTGCCTTAATTTTGGCAATACAGGCGTTTAGGCTTTCTTCTATCTTTAGCGGCTCAGACGAATCCAGCGCATCGTGTTCTACAATCTCCATTGCCGTAACCCATAAATACCTGCGCTGATAGGTTTCTACTGCGCCAATGTTCTGCACCTCATGGCAGCCCTTTAAGGCCGCAGATCCCATTGGGCTAGTGATAACAATTTGACTTTTATCGTCTATATCAACAATGGTTAAAGTTGCGTACTCGGCTGTGTAAGAAACCACGCCACACAAGTTTAAGTTTCTAAATATATCTTGTACTACTGGCAAAAAATCACCTAGCTCAAAGTAGCGATACCCAGCAAACTTGTTATGGCCTGACTTGGTAAGTTCTGCGGCTTGCAAGCTAATTCTTGCCTCGTTTAATTTTGCATATACTGACATGGTTTTCCCCTTCACTTGGTTAAATAGTATTCTGCTACACCTTCTTGGTACTCAAAGGACAGGTAGTATAACTTCCTGCCTAATTTCTCCCAGTCTTTCTTTTCTATGCAATCACGCAAGAAATCCTGTAAATCGGAATCGTTGCAGCTCTGTTGCATAGCCTCGCCCCACTTGAATATATCGGATGGGTCGTACTCAGGATTGGTCTTAACTTCATCGTAGACACGCTCTTGCAGATCCAATGCGTAATTGTCATCTTCTGGCTCGTAGTAGTTGTCATTGTTGTAGGTCATAGCACACCTACACGGAAGCCATAAACTACGGCTACAAAAAATACGATAACTGCCCCAAAGATGCCGCCTAAAATAATGTCTTTCATGTTTACTCCTTCACGAGTGGTTAATCTGTACTGCATGAATCCATACTAATCTACAAATGTAGAGATTTGCAAAGTATTTTTATTAGGGACAAACCCTAGTGTTGCTTTTACGCACTTTGTTGTTTTTTTGTAACGGTGTAGAATAAAACTCTACATAGGAGAAACCATGACTGCATTTGAAAAACTAATGGGCGAATTTGGATCAATCAAGAATCTATGCCAAATCTTAGATGTGAAGTATGTAACCGCCTATGCCTGGAAGATGCGTAACGGCATCCCTGCCAAATGGCATCAAAAAATTATAGAAGCCTCAGAAGGCCGCCTGACAGAGCAAGACCTTGGCTAATAGCCAGAACAGTCGTACTGTGGCTTTGCTGGAGTCTAGGGGCTATAAGTGCGATGTGGTCGAGTCCTACAATGCGTTTACCAGACGAAAGAAAGACCTATTCCATATATTCGATATATTGGCTGTAGGGAACGGGGAAACGGTAGGTGTCCAGATCACCAGCAAATCCAATATGTCCTCTCGGATTAAGAAGATTAGCGAGTCGGAATACTTGCCAGAGCTTATCAAGTCCAAGTGGCGCATATTGGTGATCGGCTGGTTTAAGCAGCCTAATGGAAGATACGCTTGCAAAGAGTTTGAGTTCTGATGTAAGATACCATTTCCTATGTTGGAGGCTCTAACGACATACCAGCGACATAGGGGATACAGCGCTACTGGGGGTAAAGGATGAAACAGCGCAATATAGGTGGCGAAGTTAGTGCCTATTCCTTGAACGACTGACGGGTTCTGTAACTCCGATGGAGCAGATGAAGGCGAATCTAGGTAGGCTAGGTTCGTTCACCGAAAGAGCAGTACCCTTTAATACTACTAAGTCTTATTAAAGACTTTGTTAGTTATGTATCTCATTAGATACAAAAACGCAGTTAATGTGCATAATACGATACATTTTTACCTGTTTACCGCAATTATTGACATTATTCTGGCAAAAACGCTGGAATAAGCAGATTTATTGACAATGCAACTGCATTACCTAGAAAGCACTTAAAACATGGATTCGGTTAGCTACATTGCCTGTACGCACAATACAAACATCCTAGAAAAATGTTTAATGCAATCGTTGATCCTGCAAGATGACGATGAGCTAATTGTCATAGAAGGCGCTAAATCCATTGCTCAAGGTTATAACAACGGCATAGATAAGGCCAAGAATAAGATTAAATGCTTTATTCACCACGATCTTATTGTTACCAATCCAATCCTGCTACGCATGAATCTGCTGGCTTATTGCATAGATGATATTGGTATCGTAGGCGTTATAGGCAGCCAGACCGATGCAGCGCCTTGGTGGGAAGGACAATGCGTTGGCAGCGTTGTTGATTCTCGCAATGGAATACTCCACTTTACTGATGGTAAACAGTTTTGCTTACACCTAGACGGCCTTATGCTGGCTACCTGCCAAGATGTACGGTTTGACGAATCCATACCAGGCTTTCATTTTTACGATCAAGATATTTGTAAACAGATGGCAGAAAAAAGACTACATAACTTTTGCATAAAAGATGGCTATCGAATGATTACGCACTTTACCCAAACGCCAACGGATATGTCTAAGTTAGGTGGGTATAAAGAGGCTATGGCAGTCTACGCAAAAAAATGGGCATCCAATCAGGAATAATTGTGTAATTAACTACACATATCCTACTGCCCTAGGATTTTTTTACAAAATGCCCCGATCAGGAAGATTATCCTACTTTCCTATCCTTTTTCTTACAAATACCCCGATCAGTAAATTTTTTATACACACTAACCTGTGCTTGGTTGATTTGCAAAAAAGTCTGTTAAGTGCATGAATTATCAATAAAAAACCATGCAAAAATAGGACATGGTTGTCCGAAATGTGTATAAAAATTTAGGAAATGTATATACATTGTCTATACAAAAATACTTCTTGCATAAATGTAGATTTGTAGATTAGTATTTAATTTATGAAAAAAATACGAGCATCTACAGACGGCTTATGCGCTCAGGCCACATTTTGCTTCCCTTCTTGGGGAAATAAAGAACTACGCAAAAAATGGCTACAAGACCGCACATTGCTTAGAGGTATTTTGAATGAGGGCGAGATTATTCTTACCCCAGTTCAAATCCTTACAGACCCAAAAAATAAAACACTAATGATGGACAGCGTTACCGGCAGCCTATATCGGGATGACGGATCTTGCTATACATCGGACAAATTGAAGTTAATCGGTATTCGTGCAGAAAATGACTTAGACAAAATATTGTTAAGTATGAAGGCCATAAAAGCATTGGGAGGAGCAAGTGCCAATTGAGTTTATTCCGTTTGCTGGAGAAGTAGAGATCGGCAAAACCGCTATGGAATTAGCGGATGAGTTAGAAAGCGCATTGCAGTTTAGTAATGCTATTTATGCGTTAGTAGAAGCGGCAGAGATGCTAAGGACGCAAGAGCTAAAAATCCGTGAGCTACAAATGCGGATTGATAGCCTAACTGTGTACACAAATTATGGGAGTCACTAATGAGTTTATGGCAAGCAGCAAACGATATAGAGGAATTATCTTACAAATTAGCTAATGTGCGAGATATGGTTGAGCTAGTTGCAGAAGATGTAACCGACCCATATAGCGGTGCATTGTGGGCCATTAAAGATATGATCGAGAATATTGAGGATAAGGTTGCCAAGCAAGCGGATGCGGTTATGGAGTTGCATAGGGCAGATTTAAAGAAAGCCAAGAAAAAATGAAAACCATAAAGTGGTCAGGCACTACTCTTTGCTTATTAGGCATATTGCTGACCGCCCTAAACATCTACCCAGCTAACATCCTTATAGGATTTATAGGCTCTGGCTTGTGGGCTGCGGCTGGGTACGCACAAGACGATATGCCATTGTTTACAGTAGAGATCGTAGCTGTTGCTTTTTACTTTGCAGGCATAGTATTATTTGTAACCGGTGAACTTTCTAAGTGGGGACTTTTATGAGTTTTGATGAGCTGTGGGTGATGTATCCAAGAAAGGTAGCAAAGCGTGTAGCGCAAAAGAGTTTTGAGCGCCTAACGCAATCAGAGCAGACGCAGGCATTAGAGGCTATTCCAAACCATATCAATTACTGGAAGTCGCAGGATACGCAACTTGCGTACATACCGCATTTGGCTACTTGGCTAAACCAGTATCGGTTTGAGGATGAGATCGTAATAGAAGCGCCTAAAGCAAACAAACGCCCAGAGCTACCTTGGTACAGCTCGGAAGAATTAACCATAAAAAAAGCACAAGAGATAGGAGTGCAGGCGTATGCCGGAGAAGGTTGGCAGCAATGGAGAGCTAGGATCAGCCAAAAGATCAAACAGCTAGAGGAGCAGGCTTGAACTACTTATCAGTATGCTCAGGCATAGAAGCGGCTACCGTAGCATGGCATCATATGGGCTGGAATCCAATAGCATTTAGTGAAATAGAAAAATTCCCATCACAAGTATTGGCACAGCATTATCCTAATGTGCCTAATTTGGGGGACATGACAAAATATAAGGAGTGGAAATTAAGTGAGCCAATTGACATTTTGGTCGGAGGAACTCCCTGCCAATCATTTAGCGTTGCAGGATTGCGTAAAGGACTTGACGATCCAAGAGGCAACCTCGCTCTTACCTATGTGGGAATTCTTGACAAATTTAGACCCAAGTGGTGCATTTGGGAAAATGTGCCAGGTGTCCTCAGTTCTGGGGGGGGGCGAGATTTTGGCAGTTTCCTCGGTGCGCTGGGCGAACTCGGGTATGGGTGGGCCTACAGGGTGCTTGACGCTCAAAACTTCGGAGTCGCACAAAGACGCAGAAGGGTGTTTGTTGTCGGACATCTTGGAGATTGGAAACCTGCCGCAGAAGTATTATTTGAGTCCGAAAGCCTGCGAGGGGAT